TAAAAACGAGCTCACTAGCGTGTGCCTAAGCGACTTTCACGCTGGGGCCCTTTATGTTAGTATGGGGCCTTTTCGGGGGTCCTTAGGTGATATATGACTTTAAGTTATATCCTTATGATAAAATAGTTTCATTTATTTTCACCTAGGGGGTTTACAAACCCTTAAAAGTGTGGTATAATGGTACCCATAGATTAAATAAAACTGAGGAGTTAGAAATGAAACTAGTAATACACACACAATATCGAGAAAACTACGCAGCTCATAATGAGGACTTTGTTCCTGGAGTTAGCGAGGATTATTGGAAAATGAAAGGTGGATCTACGTATGTAGTTCCTCGTTTTAAGGACTTTTCTATAGCTAAAGAAATCGTAGATTTCATTAGTAAGCGTATTGCGTATAGCAATCCCGCTTCTGAAGAATATCTCATTGATTGGGAAATCAGAGATGATTCTGATAAAGTATGTCCCGAATGGGAAACTATTACTCAGATCTTTATTGTTGGTGAAAAAGTCACTGCTCTTAAGATTACTGATAATCGTCCTGACGAAGATGGATATGCAGGTTATATGAGATCGGAGATCTTAGAAATGACTGAAGCATGGACAATGCTTCTTGATTCTGATCGATCACAATATTCGTGTTCATACCTCATGAAAGATGGAGACATTTGTGAGAGTCAATCTTCTCTTAGGAATTGGTTGGAGGTAGCAGCATGAAGAATGGAATTAAAATAACCCATATTGCTACTGGCTATCTACAAGAGGTTAAACTAAGTACGTCTGAGATGCGATTAGCTACAGACAATACTAACATTAATGAATCCTGGCAAATGCTCGTAGAGCGCGTGTACGCGCGTCTAGGCATATGGATAGAGGGTAACTACGAGTTAGAAACTATTATCATCAATGGTCAAGAAAGGCCAATGCATTAATGTATATCGAAATCAAAGGCAAAGTAAAACATCCAGAATTGGTAGAACAATATACCCACAATTTGGCTAAACGATTGGGTTTAGCCCGTAGAAAAACCGGTGAGATCGTGATCACCTTTAGAGCTAGAATGCCTAATGGATATAGTGATACCCTAGGATTATGTGAGGGAGATAAAACAGAAGCTTTAATTTCTATATCCAATACCCAAACATATTACGAACAAATGAGGACCCTCGCACACGAGATGGTTCATGCAAAACAATTTATGAGGGGTGAATATCCTTCTGAAAAAGAAGCAACTTTAAAAGAATTTGACCTATTTGGGAGGTGTTATCCATGGGAAAACACATGAAAACCAAGTATATAACCTTAGGTTATAACATTAGCAAATCTTTTCATCAACTATTTCAACTATTTAGGGGGGGAGGGGGTTTACAAACGCTCAAAAGTGTGGTATAATGAACATATTAAATAATAAAACTGAGGAGTTAGAATGAAACAATTAATAGAAAATATCAGAAAAATCGACAATTCCGTCGATCTTAACCTGGTTATCAGGGCTGTAAAAGCTCAACAAAAATACATCCGAGCGATGGAAGCTTCAACTAAAAGAGATATGTTCTCTGCAGGTGATTCAGTCAACGTTAGTTCTAAAACAGGACTTAGACCTGGCGTGATCACGAAAGTTAACAGAGTTAGATGTGATGTTACAATCAACGGTCAAAGCTACTCTGTCCCTATGTCAATCATGGAGGCAGCGTAACATGAATAGAATCGAATTAATAAAGCAAGCCGCTTTAAAAGTAAAAGCTAGAAAAGAAAATACAACGGTTGAAGAATTGAAATTTCAAGAATCAATCGTTAAACTAGATGCTCGCAAAGTTCAAATGAAAGCTGCTGAAAAAGCACGTAAAAAAGAAGAGCGTAAAATCGCTAAAGATCTATCAGGTCAAATCAAAAAAGCTGGACATCTTAAGTCTGGTAATCTTGATTTTAATTCACCTGAAAATATGTATTATTCAGATAAGGATACCGCTAGATTCCTCGAAGGTTCTAGCTACATGGATGCTTATAACGCGAATAAATCAGCCGATGGAGATTACTAAAATGTTCATAGCTAAATTTTATACTAAAGGAATATCTGATTGCCCTTACGGCGTCGGTGTTACCTTTAAAGATTTTCTAATCGCAATGATTAGTACAAACTTTTTTATCAAGACTATTTCAAAACGCCTAGATAAAGATTTCAGTAATGATAGTTTTGAAGGAGTAGATTATTATGTACAGTAATTATGAAAACCCCACTCAGGTGGAATTTGAAAACAGAGAAGGATTAGCCGATAGCGGTGGATCCAAGGCAGGAAGCATTACGGCTTCTTACGCACAATTAAATCAAGCCTTAGGCAAACCTGACTACGAAGGAATTGGTGATAATATCACTACTCAATTCTCAGTTCAAGCCAAGTTCTTTGATAACTCGGATAATGATTTTGATTCAATTAAGTTTACTCTATATGACTGGCATTATGCTAGGGATCTTAACAATCCTTATCAAGCGACTGAATGGAATGTAGGCGGTAATGGATATGAATCTTCAGAAGCTGCAGACCTTTTAATGACAATCTTAAACGATCCTAATAATTACTTAGAACCTATTGAAGGTGTAGTTATGGATTGTGAAACAGATATAATGGTAGAGGCAGCGTAATGGAAAATAAATTAATTACAGATGTATTGGCAACGATTATTGTTAAATTAGATAACCTCGAATCAAAAATATCTGATATCGATTCCCAAACAAATAATTTGGAAAGCGAACTTAGCTCTATCACCAGTACGGTCGATAGTGTTTGTTCAACGGTCGAATCAATCGAGGGTAGAATAGAATAATATGGTATTATTTAAACCAAAAGAAGAGCATAAAACTCATGGTGGTATACAAAAGATATACCAATTTAAAAACGGCATGGGAGCATCAGTGATTAAACACGAAGCATCCTATGGTGGTGAACATGGTTTATGGGAACTTGCAGTACTCGACAAAGCAAGAGAACTAGATTATACTACTAAGATTACCAGCGATGTTATAGGTCATCAGACCGATGAGGATATACAAGGTCTATTATTGGAGATAAGTAAATTATGAATCATGAATTATACGTAAAAAGAATTATAGCATTAGATAATGCTAGAGCAAGAGCAAGAAATCCAGAATGGAAAAAGCTCTGGCTTGATATACAAAAAAGATTGATTAGGGAAAATCAAGGAACATTCAAGGAATTACATTAATATGACACAATATGATAATGAAGTTCAAAGACAAATTGCCCGTGTCGCCGCAGAAGAATGGGCTAATGGAGTTAAATCTCTACATGTACATAGCTTAGATAGCTTATGGTATGGTATTGGCAGATCAGACGGATCTGTTACAGATATAGAGTATAACGACGGTCGAGTTCAAAGGACAATCAACGCTACTAATAAAGTGGTTTGGTTGAATAAGGAGAACGTGGTTTCTGGTGATGAGCTAATCACTGCGTTTGAACGAGGCGGCATATAATTGATTAAAAAATACTTTTATATAAGTATTTTAGTCGGGGATATTCTTGCGTATCCTAACTCCTTATTAAGACCAAGGATACTCCCCGATATTTTATTAAAGTGTAAGCGGTCCTCAAAAGGACCCCATACTAACATAAAGGGCCCTAGTGTGATCGTCGCTTAGACGTGACCTAACGAGCTCAAAAAAGGAAGAAAATGATGGAAGCAATAAGAGAACTGATTAGATGGACTGGAATTATAACACTAGTCTGCATTCTATTATTTTATTTTGGGGGCTTTGGTACATTTGAACCAATTGTAAATAATTGTTTACAAACGAGCTAAAGTATGGTATAATAGACCTATGGTAAAAAGAAACAGAAAGACAATTGACCAAATGTACATGGGACTCGAACCCGAATGGACAGCTGAGAATCCACCACCAACAGATCCATCAATAAGAACATCAGCCTATACTAAGGCTGCTCACTGGTATAATTACTATTGTGATAAAAAGAAATTCACTAAGACAGTTTTAGTCTATTGTGAAAAGGTTCTGAAGTTTTCTAAAGAAGACATGCAAGCTATGAAAAAACTACCAGATTGGAAAGTTTACATGAAGCATCACACCTTTGTTAAATTACAAGAACGTGGATGGGATTTCGAAGAAGAAAGAATTGAATCTAGTAAAGCAGCATTGTTTGCATTGCTTGAGGAAGGTAAATTACTAGTTAAAGAACTTGGCATTCAAAAAGAAACCAAACCTAAAGTAATTACTATCTCCCCGCACGAGCGCCAACGTATAAAAGTTATGAATACGATTGCTGGTGATTGGGATGAAATGGTTATTGATAAATGGGTTGATGGAATATTTGATAAGAAACTAGTTAAGTTTCCTACTTATAGTTTATTTCAACTCCATGGGTTGAAAGGATCAGCTATCAATATATTTAAAGATTATGTGATGGAAGAATATACAGATATTAAGCATGCTTATGATAAGACAGATGATCAATCTGTAGAAGCTTATGATCATATTAAGAAAGGCAACTTAAGATTGATGTTAAATCTTATGGATGGAATATTCGAAGACCTAGAAAGAGTTAGAGAATCAGCCAAGAGTGTTAGGACAAGAAACAAAAAACCTAAGGCAAGAGATGCTCAGGTCAAGACCTTAAATTATTTAAAGGACCATGAAGAATCAAAAGTAGTTTCTATTAACCCAGTACTCATTCCACAAGCTGGATGGTTATGGACATATAATACAAAGACTAAAAGATTAACCGAATTCAAAACTAATTCTACTGAGGGTTTTGAAGTTAGAGGTTCTACATTACAAAAATTTGATGAAGTAGCCAGTAGAGTAACCGTATTAAGGAAACCCTTAGATGTGCTTCCTCAAATATTAAATAAAACAATTAAACAAATAGATAATGTTTGGAAAGGTCTTACCACTAAGGTAACTAATCCAACCGGTCGAATTAACAAAGATACTATTTTGTTAAGAGCAGAAGAGTATATAAGATGATGATGGCAATAGAAGAATTAAACCACAAGATAATGACCAAGAAAAGATTTACTACAGCAGTTGAGATATTAGTTTCACAAAAGAACATGTCTTATATTGATGCAATGACATATATCATAGAAGAAAGAGGAATGGATTACATGAACGTTAAAAAACTCCTATCACCTGCTTTAAAGGAGAAACTAACCCTTGAAGCTACTAATCTTAAATTAGTTAAGTTTAAAAAGAAAAATAGTTTGCCATTATGAATACTACATACGCGCCCACGTGCACAGTCGAGTGCTTCGAGAATGGCAACAAGGTAGAAGCAGATATTGATAAATTTATGCATAATGAATATATGAGTGTCTATATCAATACAGTCAAAGTTAATTTACAATATGATTCTAAGGTTAATCTTTATATTGGGAAAATGGCTGGACTAGAATTTGGTAGTGATGGACCTAAAAAATTAGGACATTATCGATGATGGATCCCTTTGATGTTTATAAGCTATATAATGCTTTAAAACTTCATTTTGATAATGAGTCATACGATGCTATTAAATACAATTTTAAAACAACAGTTAACCCTCAATCATTCTTTAAAAGAAGAGACAAGTATTTCTTTGCAAAGTTAGGTAAGAATCAAAAAGACATTCAAAGCTTTTTTGTTTTTAACTTTATTGAAGATATGAAATATGTAGGGGATATGATGGACATAGAAGGTCAACAAAACTATACCAAACATAAAAGAATTCACGAGGCGTTATCTCGTGAGTTTGAAAAGGATATAAATAACATTGAAGAATCAGATTTTGATAATCTTCTGGTGGTGAACAATATAAACACACCTCCGTTGATTATCGAAAAATGGATGGAAGGAGATGTATCGCTGGAAACAGTGGTTATTCTAAATTCATTAACGGACTTTATTAATAAAGAAGGAAGTAAGATAACCGAAACATTGTTTTGGCCAGACGTTTCCCGAAAGATTAGAAAATATAGTCCATTTGTAAATTTTGAAAAAGACAAATTTGTAAAAATTGTCAAAAAAAGGTTTACAAAACCATAGAAGTGTGGTATAATATACTCTATATTATGAATAAAGTGGACAATTCAGTAAATACAATGCAATACGGAGAAATATAAAATGTCATTTGCAAATTTGAAGAGCTCGCGAGGCTCGTCTATCGACCAACTCGTAAAAGCGGCAGCATCAGTTGCCACAAAAACAGAAACTAAATCATATATTGATGAACGTTTCTGGAAACCCACTCAAGATAAAGCCGGTAATGGTTATGCGGTAATTCGCTTCCTGCCAGCTAAAGAGGGTGAGGATCTACCTTGGGTTCGCTACTGGGATCATGGCTTTAAAGGCCAAACTGGTCTCTGGTATATCGAGAATTCCTTAACTACTATCAACCAACCTGATCCGGTGTCAGAAATGAATACCCTATTATGGAACTCTGGAAGAGAAGAAGATAAGCAAACTGCTCGAGAACGTAAACGTAGATTACACTATGTGTCAAATATTATGGTAATGTCTGACTCTGCCAATCCATCTTCTGAAGGGAAAGTATTCCTTTACAGATATGGGAAACGAATCTTTGATAAAGTCATGGATGTTATGCAACCTCAATTCGCTGATGAAGCGCCGATTAATCCCTTTGATTTCTGGGAAGGTGCTGATTTTAAAATCAAAATCAGAAAAGTTGATGGTTGGACTAACTATGATAAATCAGAATTCTCACCAAGTAGCGCACTACATAATAATGATGATGCTCTATTAGAAGATACCTATAAAAAAATATATGGACTATCTGAGTTTACCGATCCAGGTGAATTCAAATCATATGATGAGCTTAAAGCTAAGTTGAATCGTGTGCTTGGTGTAGATGCTGGATTCGCAGTAGAAGCAGTTGCTCCGGCAACCGCAGCACCTAGTGTTTCAATGGCTTCTGAACCTGCAGCCGAACCTGAATCTTCTTCGGAAGAGGATGATACCTTAAGTTATTTTGCTAAATTAGCGAATGAATCGTAGGGGTGTTTAGTATACTATAAATTAGTCAATTCTAAACTTTTAAACGGGCTGGTGGCAATAAACCTCAGCCCGTTTTCTTTAGGCTTTTATTTATTATAGATATATTGAGTTCCTAAGAAAAGGAACAAAGATTTTTAACCCGAGCTCAAAATATCTTTTGTTTGACTTTGTTGACTTTGACTTATAGCTATACTATTGTTAGTAACTGATTGTTGCCTATTATCAGAAACTATTTGATTAGATATCTGAGACCCAAGCCCACTAGCTAATAGTTTATCTGATATTTGATCTGCTAAACTGGTTGCATTAATTTCTCTTCCAGCTGTTTGAGGGAGTTGAAATAAAGCTGATTTTAATCCTTCTATTTTTATATGGGCTGCTTCGGTATCTAAAATAACCTCTGCATGGAATGGTGCAATAACTGCTCCGCCCATTTGCAATGCTGCTATATTTTCTAATGAACCAAGATCATTAAGAATTAGATTTATATTCTCATTTACTGCCTTAGCATCTAAATTATGCCAAGTGGAAAAAGCATTACTTAATCTTTCTACATTAATAGCTCCTTGAGTTAGTTTATCATCATTTAATACTTCAAACTTTTGAATGGAGTTAACCATATTTTGGATTTGATCTGGAGTTTCTTTGTCTGAAAACCAACTTGTACCCCAATCAACAATATTACCAATTATTTCACCACCCTTAGATACTGCTTGACCTGTTAATAGTGCTACCATAGCTGGTGCAAGAGCTAGCATTGCGACCGCAGAGCTTAAAACTTTATCTGGATTAACGTCATTAAACGATTTAAGACCAGTGGATGTATTTACTAATATATTTTTAATGCTTGAACCATCAGCATTCATGAGCTCAGCTGCTTTACCACCAATTGCCATACCACTAATAAATGCGCCAATTGCTGCTCCAGCTAGACCTAACCCAACTGTAGCCATACCAGTTACTGCTAATCCTCCTGGGATTGCACTAACTACTGCAAATAAACCACCTACTGCGAGCAAGCTTGCTAATTGTGGACCAGTAAATGAACTA